AATCTGCGGCTCTACCTGGACGCTCTCTCGGAACCTCAAGAGAATACAGAGCTGGAGCTGATTGATGCTTCCGAGAACCTCCAAGCCGAGCTTCGGAAGGACTCCACATTCAACAGCACGGTGATGAAGGTCGACGCAGCAGGAGAGGGCGGTACGACCATGAAGGCTGACTACGGGTATGTGGAGATCGGCGGCAAGTGGTTTCGCATCGCGGATATCACCGTCCCGTTCATCGTCGACGACAGTACAGCGTAGGAGGGAGCGATGAACTACAAGGTCTTGAATCCTAGAGGAATCCCCGAAGGCGTCCACGTCATCCGCGTCGGCGAGAAGGTCTGGCTCGAGGGCGCGATCATTCGAGCGCCTGGCGATATAACTGCGGAACAGGCGAAAGACTACGTGGGGCGCGGGCTCCTGGAGGTGAGCAGCAATGGCTAAGAAATCGCCGCTGACGATGGGGCTCTACATCGACGGCCATGACATCAGCGGAGACGTTGGCGCGATCAATCAGATCGCGAGCCCCCGCAGCGTCCAAGAGGTCCCCAACCTGGCGGCGTCCTCGATGGCCCGCCTCTTGACCCTGAGCGATGGATCGCTCGGGTTCCTGTCTTATTTCGATGACGGGACTGAGCTCAGCCACAACGCGCTCTCGGGCCTTCCGACGACGAACGTCGTCGCGCTGCTCGCGCTCGGGAGCGCCATCGGCGACGCCTGCGCGATCATCCAAGGGAAGCAGATCAACTACGACCCGTCGCGGGCGCAGGATGGAAGCCTGACGATTGACACCCAGGTCCTTTCGTCCGGCGTCTCAATCGAGTGGGGCGAGATGCTGACGGCGTTCCAGGATACGTTCGCCAGCGCGGGTTCGGCGTCGTCGAAGGACGACGGCGCCAGCTCTGCATCCGGGCTGGCGGGGGTCCTCGAGATTGTCGATATCGCCAGCGGGACGCCGACCGTTGTCCTCGAGGACTCGCCGAACGATTCGTCTTGGTCCACACTGATCTCATTCACCGCCGTGGCCTCAGGCAATGAGCCATCGGCTGAACGGAAGACGGTGACCGGCACGGTCAATCGCTATCTACGACTGACCACGACGGGCACGTTCAGTAACCTAGACATGACCTTCGGATATCGCCGAGGGGAGAGCGCCGATGATGAGGCGTACTAATGGATCGCCCGCTCTACGTCGGGAGGTTGATTCAATCATTCGCGGCCCGGGCGCGGCCGGCCATTGGCATGGTAGCGCTCCTAGACCCGCGTCGCTTCATCAAGCGTCATCTCGTACAGATTCCCGATATTCACTGGAGGTCCGCGACGTGTGAAGAGGTCGCCTGTTCCCACCACGAGTTCGGATGGAGGACGATCGTACCGGCGAGCGGTCGGCAAGCCGACTACATCCGCCACTCGAGCGAACGGCGATTCCGGGAGGTCGCCAAGAGCGAGGGGCTGGTCGAGTTCCAATTCTATCCGGGGCAAACGTGTTTCAAATCTGAGAGGCATCGTATACAGACCGGCGAGGCGCCGATCTTAGCGCGCGGTCAGCGCGACGGAGGCATCGTCCTCCAGGAGCCGGACCGGTGGGTCGGGGAATTTAATGAGGAGACGTTCCAAGTTGGGCAGGCCCGGAAGCAAGGCAGCTACACAAACGGGAGGTGAGTGATGGCGAAGGAGAGTGCGGCACTGGCAGTGATCATCGATGACGCCGGGAGCGCGGCGCGCACGATATCGAATTCGATCGGCTCGGTCGACATGGCGACACCGCGGGGCGTTCAAGATGTGACGGGCGTCGATAAGACGTCAATGGAGCGGCTCCTGCTGCTCGGTGATTACAGTGCCACGTTTAATGGCTTTTTTAATGACGGCAGTAATGACGCCCATGCGGTCTTCAAGACCGTGCCCAGCTCGTCTGTGACCCGGACCGTTTCGGTAGCCCACAGCGGGCAGACGCTCGCCGTCGAGGCATTGCTGACGGACTACCAGCTCAGCCGTGCCCAGAACGGTGAACTGACGACCACGGTCCCGGCTGTTCTCCAGAGCGGCTCGGACCCCACCTGGTCGTAGCCAGGGGGCCTCGCCGGCGGACCGAGGGCTATAGAAGTAGTCCGCCGGAAATCGACTGCAGGAGGTGTGACATGGCGGCAGAAAGCAACCACCATGTTGAGCTTCCGAGCGGCGGCACGTGGGAGGTCAAACCCTTCCTCACTCATGCTGCTCGGGATGAGATGGAGAAGGCCGCACGGATCGCGTCGTTCGAGACGATGCGGGTGGCCACGGAGTCGGGACTCGACCTCGCGGCGCTGATCCCGACTCAGACCAACGGTGCCAAGGCATCGGCGACCACTGAGCTCGGGTCAGAGGAGAAGAACGCGCTCCTCTTGGAGTCGACCGCCGGCTGGTCGTTCGACGAGCCGGTGACGGCCGAACAGATCGGGGAGCGGGACCACCGCGACACCGATGCCGTCGTCGCGTACTGCGTCAAGCTCTACGAGCTGAGGACGCCCGTCGACGCGGAGGACGAGGCGGCGGGAAAAGAGCACTCCGTCGCCATGTCTTAGGGCTCGCCGCTGACATCGACATCCCGGTGCGGTATATAGACGCGCTTGAGGCGGTGTATCTGACGAAGGCGGGGATCCTGCGGCCGTGGTCGTGGGACGAGTGGCGGGAGCTGCCGGACTCGTTCGTCCGGCGGTTCCTGGAGGCCTCGCAGATGATCGCGACCGCAGGGCGAGAGGATAGCGGCGACGACGGGGGAGATTCCGTCGAATCGGACTTGGCCGAGGCGTCAAGCGCGATGGGGGAGATAGAGTGGCAAACGTAGTTGAGATCCTGATCAAAGCCCGTGACGAGAGCGCGCGAGCGGTGGGGGAAGCCACCGGGCGGCTGGATAAGCTGGCTGCTAAAGCGCGTGCAGTACGGGGGCCGCTACTCGCGATGTCCGCAGCCATGATCGGCATCGGCGCCGCTAGTGTGAAGATGGCCGCAGATTTCGAGACTGCGATGGCCGAGGTCAGAACACTGCTGCCCGATCTTGACAAAGGAGGGATGGAGAAGCTACGTCAGGGCGTCCTCGAGTTCAGCAAGGAGCTAGGGATCACCACAACACAAGCTGTCCCTGCCCTTTACCAGGCTATCTCGGCGGGTGTCCCTCCCGATAACGTGCTTGAGTTCATGCGGATTGCAGCGAGGGCATCTATCGGGGGCGTGACATCGTTGGAGACGGCCGTCGATGGCATCACCTCTGCGGTAAACGCTTACGGCAAGGAAGTCCTCGATGCCGGATCCGCGAGCGACCTGATGTTCACGGCGGTCCGGTTAGGCAAGACCACCTTCGAGGAACTCTCCCGATCCCTCTTCAACGTCATCCCTACAGCGGCATCGCTGGATATCACCTTCGCCGAGGTCGCAGCCTCGATGGCGACGATGACCGCCCAGGGTGTACCGACCCGCGTAGCGACGACCAACCTGCGCCAAGCCTTCGTTGAAGCCAGCAAGACGGGCTCGAACCTCGACAAGGCCATCCGGGAGATGGCCGGCACAGGCATGGCCCAGCTCACCAAGGAGGGCCGGACGGCCTTCAGCGTGTTCAACGAGCTGCGGGAAAGCATGCCAGAGCAGGAGTTCCGCGACCTGTTTGGCTCAGTCGAGGCGCTGAACGCCGTGCTGCTCACCACCGGGCCGCAAGCCGCGGGCATGCAGCGCGCGATGGACGAGATGGGCACCGCCACTGGCGCAGCCGACGCGGCCTTCGAGATTATTGCTGACTCGTCGGGGTTCAAGTTCCAAAAGGCGTTGGCCGAGACTCAGGCGGCTCTCATCGACATCGGCAGCGTACTGCTTCCCTTTGCTGCGAGCATTGCCAGCGGTATCGCGAGTATAACGGGAGCGTTCAGTGATCTATCCCGCCCTGCTCAGACTGCAATCATTGTGGTATCCGGAGTCGGCTTGGCGCTATCTGCACTCGGGCTCGCTCTCCCGACGTTGATTGGTGGGGTAAAGATTCTTACTAAGGCATTTATCGGACTGCGGGCCGTCATGGCCACGACGCTCGGGCTTGTGCTATTGATCCCGGTCGCGTTCGATCTCGCCGCTCGCGGTATCAACGCGTTCTTCCGCGCGCTGGAGGAGGCCGGCGCCGGCTTCGCCCCGCAGTTCATGCTACCTATGACCGAGCTCGGCCGGTTACTCGGAACCGTGATGGATGGATTCATCTCCGGCGCCGAGGAGGTAACGAAATTCGGCGACGTGGCGCAAGTCACCCAGGAGGAGCTCGACAAACTGACGGAGGATCTCAGCGACATAGGACCGGAGATTCATGAGGTAGTGGCGGGAATAGGCGCCGGCAGCGTAGCGGTCGGTGAGTTCGCCAGTGAGCTTGATGACCTCGGCGGCGCGTTGTCGACTACTGAGGATGGCTTGGATGACTACCTCAAAGCCGTCGAGCGGACCATTGAGGCCGCGGACATCTTGGGCATCAGCCACCAGGAAATATTCGACGCGCTCGACAAGATTGAGGCGAAGGGCATCGACGCGACTCGGGCGTGGGAGGAGCTCGCCCGGGCTTTCGAAGGCCAGGTCAGTTCTGAGATACAGAGCGTCATCAAAGATCTCTTCGGGATCGGCAATGCGGCAGAGGGCGCGGAGAGGAAGGTCATCTCGCTCTCGACCGCGCTCTCCCGGATTGGTGGCAAGAAAGGCATCGGGGCTGCGGCTGCTGCCTCTGGCATCGGGGCCGGTGCCGGAGGACTCTTCCGCATCCTCCAAATCGAACAGGAGCAGGGCGTTAGTTTCACAGAGGCGGCGGCGATTCATAATGCGAACCTCAGAGCAGCAGCGTTAGCGTCCGAGATGAACATCGCTGGCGAGGGTGCGGTCGGCACGATGAGCGGGAATAATATCACCATCAATATCGCGGGCGACGCAAACGATCCGGAGGAGGTAGCCAACCAAGTAAGCAACGAGATTGACAGGAAGATTGGCAACGACGCACTCGTGGACAACCAGGTCCGTAGCTGATGGCCTGGACATTCTCACTCACCGACGGGACGAACACGCTGGATCTCAACGACGGGACGTCGTTTAAGATTCTGCAGAACGGGTTCTCTGCGCCGGCGCCGATGCTCCGGACTACCTTCGCTGGCCGGGGGAACCCGTCGCGCTCCGGCGAACGGCTCATGCGCGGGGTCCAGCACGAGAATCGGAACGTCCGCGTCCGCCTTCAGATCGGCGGGACGTCGACGGATGTGCTGGCGACGAACATCCAGACCCTCGAGGCCCAGCTCCGCAGGGCGTCGGAGTTCTCGGCCTTTGGCATCGGCGCACAGATGCAGCTCAAGCTCCAATGGGATTCGGCCACCAACGCCGTGTTCTTCAACGTCATCGCGGGCCGCTTCGACCCGATCGGAGCCGGCTCGCATAACTCGGCGTTGGTGGGCCAGACGCAGCTCGTCGGACGGGACCTCGACCTGATCTGTGAGCCCTATGCTGTCGGCACCGAAGAAACGATCGAAAATCACCTCCGTGATGCCAACTTCGAGATTGCCGGAACCGCGCTGGCGGACTGGACGGCCTCGAGCGACGCGACGGGCTCGGACGATCGGGACACAACCCGCTTCATCTGGGTCTCGTCCCTGAAGCTCGACGTCACCGACTCGACGTCAGGGGGGCAGAAGCAGTCGCGCTATCAGGACCGGACCGCCGCCGCCGCCGACGTGTGGAGCGTCTCCGCCTACATTGAGGCGAATGACATTACCGCCGCGATCATCTTCGTTCTGCACATGCAGTTCCGGAACGCTACGACGGCGCTCTACGAGCAGGAGGAGTTCCTCGAAACCGCCCTCGTCGGGACCTTCACGCAGTTGTCGATGGTCAACATTAAGGCGGCCCCCACCGGTACGACGCTGATCCGGTTCTGGGTCGAGGCGCGGGCCACCGACGTCGACGCGAACGGGACATGCTACGTCGCCCAGTGCATGGCGGTGAAGGCTACGACGATCCCGACAGCTTGGGCTTCTGGCCGCGAGATCATGAACCACTTCGACGACGACGGCCAGCTTCACGTCAACTACCTCGACATTGAGGACGTTCCCGGCGATATCCCGGCGCTGCTCCAGTTGAAGGCGACAGAGAACGAGGCGCACACGGCGTTCTGGTGCGGCGCGCGCCACGCTGGCCGGCAGCGCGATGCAGGACTGTTCCACGAGGGTGAGGACTTCGGCACCTGGGATTCCGAGCCTACCAGCGGCTCGCCCAGCGGCGGAGCCTTCGGCGAAAGAGTGTCCGTCGCCACCTATGACGCGGCCAGTTCGGGCGTAACTGAGGACACGACGACACTTACTGTCGCGCACACGTGTACGACGCAGGGGGATCGGCTCCTGGTCGTGTCCGTAGCGGTGTGGGATACCGTCGAGACGACGCCGACTGGCGTCACTTACGCCGGCGTGGCCATGACGATGCAGGGCTCGATGATCAGAACCGACGACTCGCGTGTTGGTCTGACGACTTGGACGCTCGTGGCACCCGCCACCGGCACGAACAATATCATTGCCACGTTCGCTACGAACGGCAGCGATATCATCCTCGGTGGCGATAGCTTCTACGGGGTGGATCAGGTGACACCCGTGGGGACGCACGCCACAAATAAAAGCGGCGGCACCGTGGTCACCCTAAACATCGTGACCTCACTGGGTGACATGGTCGTGTATGCCTCCACCCTCAGTCTGAGGACACCGACGTCGACGACGGGTTCCGGGCAGACAGAGCGATGGGACGTAAGTGGTCTGACTGGCTCAGCACTTAGCGCGCAGGGTTCGACGGAGCGGTCCGACACCTCCACTATGGCCATGACCAATACCTGGTCAAGCTCCGACGACTGGGCAGCCGCTGGACTCGCGGTGAAGCCCGTGACGGCCGCGAGCCCGACCGTGCTGACACTGGGTATCGCCACGCCACCGCAGGGCGTGTATCAGGTCCTCGCGCGGTGCGCCGAGAACGGCACGAGTGCGGACATCCGGCTCGGAATCGGTTACGGCTACGGTGACATCACCGAGACGCCCAGCGTGGCCGCAAACTACACGGCGTTGAACGGTAGCTCGTTCCACATCGTCGACATCGGCACGCTGATCATTCCGCCCCTCGAGCAGCCCACCAACGCGACGATCGGGACATACACGCTGCGCCTGGCTTACTACGACGATGCCAATGTCGACAGCGATCGGAAGCTTCAGGTCGACTACGTGTGGCTCGTCCCGGTGGACTTCGGATCCGGCTTCATCAGCAGTAAGGCGACCGGGGCAGACGTCGTCTTCGTCGACGGACGATCCGAGCTTCGGGCACTGGCGCTGCTGAATTCGAGCAGCGTGATCCAGTCGTACCCGGATGCACAGGGCGGCGATCCGCCACAAGTGCATCCCGAGGGCACGCGGCTTAGCTTCGCCAGCGTCGACGCCACGTTTGCGGACATCGCGGACGGTTGGACGATGTCGATCACGTATTTGCCACGCTACCTAAGCGTGGCCGGAACCTAACGAGGAGGCGAACAAATGCCGAATTACAGAATCAGGGTGTTACGCGCTGGAGCTGCTGTTGCCGGTGTTGAGGTCATCGCTGGCGATATCCTCTACGCGTCTTCCACTGGCGTTGACGGTATCGCAACGGAGGCCACATCAGGGCGATCGGGACCCGTGCGGGTGCCGGTGGAGATACTAGGCCCAGGCACGAATGCTTTAGGGACGACCCTCACGCTGCGGCCAGATGTGACCGTAGACCTCGAGATCTAGCGTGTTCAACCTACCCCTGTTCATCCTCGACGAGGAGGAATTAACCGAGGACACTGCGTCGGTTACCTTCACGTTATCTGAGTACACGCTTCCTACCACGTGGACCGGGCTCCATCTCGTCATTATCACGAGCATCCGTTCTGCCTACGCCGCCGCTGAGACCGACATCAGCGTGCGGTTCAATGGCGATTCGGGGACGAACTATGAAGACCAATATATGTATGGCTATGGGACGTCGTATGAGGGGGCCAGAGGAGATGGCAGAACGGGGATGCGGCTCGGGTTAGCTCCCGCAAATACTCAGGGCGCCGACGAGTTTGGTGGGGGGATGATTGTAATCCCCGACTACGCCGCCACGACTCGGCATAAGTCGGCCGTGGGCGTCGGAGCAAATTCGGAAGCTTCTTGTGTGATAGAGGTGGGACGTTGGGCGAACACGGCAGCTATCACCACCATCAACCTCTTTGCGAATTCGTCGGGTGCCTGGAAGTCTGGCTCTATTTTCATCTTGGCGCTAGTCGATGAGCGATACCGCATCCAGCAATCCGTCCTGGGCTCGGCCGCTGCGAATATCGACTTCCAGAACATCCCGGCCCTAGATGGATCGGTCGTTGCGATCTGTGTGGCTCGGAGTGTGGCCGTTTCGACCGCTGATAACTATGCCCTGTACTTCAACAACGATACCACTGACTCGAATTATAGTAGGCAGCGAATGGGAGCCGCAGCGGCGGGCGTCACCTGCACCGTCGATGCGCTCCCGCGCGTCGGTTCGATGGCTGCTGCCAGTAACACCGCCAGCGCATTCGGTGTGACGGTAATGTCAATAACTCAATATGCGAAGGGGGACAACGACCCACACACTATAGGGGTGGGTGGATTCCAAGGCGGCACAGCGTCCAATGCGACTGAGATTTCGATGATCAATCACCGCCGGAACAACGTGGAAGCCATCAATCGGATGACGTTCGTGCCTACCTCAGGATCGAACCTCGCCCAATATTCAGCCGTGTGGCTCTACCACGTGCCGAAGCCTCCCATCCAACGCGTCGAGGCTACCGGAAACGTCGCCTCGTACACCTTCAGTGATCTTCCCACAGGGAACGCGCTTCTCATCACCATCTATGCCCGCATCGGGACGTCCGCAGCGACGGTGGGCGTCGACGTTGAGTTCAATGCCGACACGACCGCTGCGAACTACGACCGACAGCGCCTGGAAGGTGACAGCACCACAGAGGCGGCTTCCCAGTCGGCCGCCGAGCAGGAGCATCTTGAAGTCCCGGCGGCTTCGGCCACGGCCAATGTCTTCGGCGGTGGCACCCTACTCGTGCCAGCGTTCTCCAAGACGGATCGGCAAAAGCACAGCCTATGGGTCGGTGGTCCGGCCACCGATATGGTCGAACTCGTGAGCCGTAGATGGGAGAACACGGCAGCCATCACGTCGGTCAAGCTGACCCCAAGCGATGGGGACAACTTCGTCGATGGCACCATTATCGAGATCTCGGTCGTGCCGACGTTAGCGAGTCAGGCGGCGCCAACCCGAGCCACGAAGACGGTCCAGACGTAGGCCGTGCCGCTCTCCACGGACATCCGGGTTCGCGTATTCGACCAATACGACACCGCCTCCCGGACGCTGCTCGCGGATCTCACCGATCTGCTGACGGGCCTCACGACCGCTACCAGGCTGCACGGCGGGTTCAGTCGATGCACGATGACACTCCCGATGTCCTTGGGCGAGATCTGGGGATGGCTCCAAACCGAGGCCCATACCGGCCGTCATTTCGCACATGTCGAAGTTCGGGATGCCCACCGCCTCGTCTGGGAGGGCCGTCTGATGGAAATCGGCTATGACCCGAGCATCCCAGCCCCGCCATTGGAGCTGGGGTTCTTGGGGTACTGGTCTTCGTGCCGGGATCAACTGTACGACCCGGGCGACGCGGGCAACACCAACTGGACGACGAGCGGACCCCATACGATCGACGACATCATCAAGGAGTTTTTGACCGGCGAGTGCCCGGACATCAATACCGACCAGACTCACATCATCGACACCGAGCTGAACGTCGTGGGAATCGACCTGACGGACCGGGATTACCCCATGAACATCATCGTGGACAAGCTCCCGATGACCACTGACGGTACTGATCAGCTCTACTTCGCGGTCTGGGACGACCGTACCCCATACCTGACGAAGCGCGCCGTCTCACCGGTGACCTGGACCACGTACCGCTCATCACTCCGGAGGGGCTCGAAGCTCTCGCAGGACGTTTACAAGCTCCGGAACAGCATCACGCCCGTCGTGGATGGCACCGAGGGCACCGAGACGAACGACACGGACTCGCAGGCGACCTACCCGAAGCGCGAGCTGCTACTTACAGTCCAGAAGGGCATACCAACCGCAGCGGAGAACGAGGAGCGCGACCGAGCTCTCGCCGAAAAGAAGGATCCTCACCAGTCCCAGGCGTTCACCATCGGCGGCCCGATCTACGACACGCGTGTCGCTGGGCAGCGATTCAGCTCGGACCGCTGGTGGGTCCGCGCTGGCGACGTGATCCGGATCTCCGACCTCATCCCTTCCACCGCCGCCTCGCCCGCGCTCGATAATCTCCGCACGTTCTTCATCTTGGAGACGCAGTACAACTGGTTCACCGACATCCTGCGGGTGATGCCCGATCGGGCGCCGACCCGGCTGTCGACTATCCTTTCACGCACGGTCAACGTGGAGCCCGTCACCTAGATCTCTGGCCTCACTGACCACCACGTCGACTGCATCCTGCCCGTGTCCGCCGCCCGCCGCGGTGGGCCTTTACGTATCTTGCCCAGCCGCTCCAGATCGCTGAGGCGCTTCGAGGCCTCGTAATGGGACAACCCGGCATTTAGCGCGAGCGCATTTCGTATAGAGCCAGGGTATCGGCGGACCTGATCAAGCAGTTTTGCAGCATTGGTTGTTCGTGCGCCGCTTCTGGAATGTGCCGCCTCGGCCTGGTGACTCGTCGCGGGGTTCCCAGCTCGGGATGCCACGGGCCACGGTTCTCTGTACGCTGACTGGGGAAGGGTCATACAAGCCTCCATTCTGCCCCGTAGAGCCCTGTCTAGTGCATTCCG